CACCCCCCGGGCTGATGCTGGCCGTGACGGGGATTCTGGACAGCCTGTACACGACCCGCATGGAGCCCGAGGACGTGGCGCGGGTGCCGTCGTACAACCGCTGGCAGGTGGTGCTGCAGCAGGGCCAGGGTCAGGTGCTCCGCAACGTAGTCCTCCCGAAGCTCCCCTACACGGAGCCCTGGCAGATCGCGGACACGCCTGGGGATGAGTTGGCGCAGCGCCTGGGGCCCTGGGCGCCTGCCTTCGCCTTCTACTTGGGCGACGACTGGCAACGCGGGGGCGAGGACATTGCCCGCCTGAACTCGGCCAAGGCGGTCGGCTTCTCGATCACCAACGCACGCCTCTTGCCCGAGGGCTTCCGCCGAGCAATCGGCCTGAAGTACGAAGAGGGGCGGGATGGGAAAGGCGGCAAGTACTTCGTGTCCAACCCCAGGGTGTACACGCTGGTGCAGCGGCTCCCGCTGTGGGCGTCCCTGCAGGCGTACCTCCGCGTCATGGTGCAGCCCGAGGGGGAGGTTGGGGACGACACGGGAGTCCCCGTCCGTATGCTGGGGGCTGCGGCCGGGTTGCGGGCACCGCTTGCGAAGTCACCCGAGGCCATTCAGCAGATGCGGGAGATCCGGTTCCAGAAGACGCTGGAGGAGCTTTCGGTGACCGGCCGTTACGCGTTCCCCAGCGTCAGGCTGCGCAGGGACTCGGGGGTATCCGACTTCCCAGGGGACGAGGGGGCCGGCGAACCGCCGGAGGCCGGCGACGGCGTGGAGGAGTAGCTACCTGGCGGTGATCGGCAGTTCCAACTGAGCCCTTGCGAAGCGGGCCGCTGCGAGGCGCCCAGCAACCGTGCGCCTGGAACAGCCGAAGTGCTCCGCAAGGCCGTCGTAGCTGAGTTCAGACGCCTCGTAGTACCGCAGCACGTCCGCCGGCGTTGCGGGCAGGCGGGGCCGACCCAGGACCCGGGGGGTCGAGGCCCCGTCGGGCTTGAAGGTGACGGTCACGCTGACCTGGCCGACGTCGGGGATGGGGAGGGAGAACCGCTGCGTGGTCATGGGGCGTACCGGGCCGAGGACGAGAAGGCGATGGGGAACCAGTGGGGCGTCCTGTACGCGCGCGGCACCGTCGCCACGGGCAGGCTGCACATGGAGCCGTCGGCCACGTACAGGAATACCGAGCAGCCGTACAGGCGCACGGCGGGCTCCGCGAGGAGCCGCAGCATGATGTCGGCCGCCGCCTGGGACAGACCCCAGGCGACGACGCAGTTCCCCGCGATCGACACCTCCAGGTCCCCCGAGTAGGGGAGGCCCAGCCCCTTCAGGTACCGGCAGATCTCCGCTGTGGTGACGTCGCCCTGCGTGAGGACGCGCTTCAGGATGACGGCGTAGGGGTCGGCGTCCGGGGGCGGGGGCGGGCCTGCGGACCGCCCGCGGGGGTTGTAAGTGAGGGAGCGATGCACAGGGAGCCTCCGGAGACAGGTGACTCCGGCATGGTGCCATAAAGCCGTGAGTGCCGCAAACATTCCGCACCGTCCGGGGTTCGTGGTTGGGCCGCTGGGCCGGGGTGCGGTGCTGCGGGGCGGCCGGCGCCGCAGGGTCGAAGACTGCGGGGGCTGCTGCGGGGGTCTGCGGGGGTGCGGGGGACTGGGCCGCAACCCCCGCAACTGTAAGCCCGCGCCAGCAAACGGGAATACACCCGTTGCGGGGGTTGCGGGGGGGTTCCCTCCCCAGCCCTACACTCCCGCCCTGGCGTGCGCGCGCGGTTTATATAGACACGCCCACGCGTACGTGAGCGCGAGAGCCCAACGGGGGACACCCCCGCAACCCCCGCAAACGGTGAGAAGCTCAGCAATCATGCGGAGTTGAGTGTGCGGGGGTAGGCAGGACAAGCCCCGCAATGCCCCGCAGACCCCCGCAGGGGCCACTTCTGGACTTCAGATAGAACAAAATTTTGAAATCGCGGGTGCGCGTCCCGCGAAGCGGGCGCGCACCACAATGCAAGGGCAAGGACGGGGCGAGGCGGGAGTGCAAAGAAAGTTGACAGGACCCCCGATCGTGAGGGAGAGTCCTTCAACCGGCTAGGCGTGTCTCCCGCCAGCCCGGTGGCCGAGGGTCTTCCGGGGCCGGCGCGTCGAGCGGCAAACTCGGCGTGCCACCCTGGCCCCGGCACCACGTGGAGATGCCGTTTGCCGCGGCGCAAGGAGGAGGCCCGTGCTCGAAAGCCCAACCATCGCAGCCCCGCCCCGAATGCCCGAGGTCCACCCGGCCCTGGCCGCCGGGGCCATGGCGCCCATCGAGATCCGGGCCGACGCAGCTCCCGTCCACGAGCAGGCCGATCAGGTCGCCCGCGCGCTGATCCACTGCAATCCGGGCCGCCTCTACCACCGCGGGCGGGAGTGGGTGGAGCCGACTCCTACCGGCATCCGGACGGTCACCCGCACAGACGTGACCGCGCTGATCCACCTGGCCGCGTGCACCAGCTACACGATCACGCTGGGGGCCGACGAGATCGAAAAGTACAAGCCGTTGAAGCCGGCCATCGTCAGCACCGCCGCGAACGCCCCGGCCAAGTACGCGCCCCCGCTGCGAAACGTCCGATGCCACGCGGCCCTGACCACCCACGGCGTGGCGCTGCGTAGCGGTTACTACCAGGGCATCGCAGGCGGGACGATCCTGGCCGTGCCCCCCGGAGCCGCTGAAGCCTATGTGTCCCTGACCCCCGAGGACGCGGCGGCCGTGCTCGACTCCTGGCTAGCCGACTTCACCTTTGCCGATCCGGTGTCGCGCATGGGCGGTCAGGCCCTGCTGCTGGAGCCCGTGCTGCGGCTCGCCATCGAAGGCCCGGCCCCGCTGCACGCCGTGATCTCCGGAGAGCCGGGCTCGGGAAAGACGACCCTCGGGCGCATGGCCGGCGCCGTGGTGTTGGGCCGGATACCGGCCGACGAAGGCCTCGCGGAGGGTGTGGAGGGCGCTTACCAGTTGGCGGCGACCTTTTCTCACGCGGACAGCTTCGTGCACCTCGACAACTCCCGGACGGGGTCGGCCTTAGGCGGTCCGATCCTGGAGCGTCTCACCACCTCGACCATGGCCAGGATCCGGGTGGTGGGCTCGTCCGTCGACGCGGACATCGACATGCGCGGCGTGACGACCTGTGTCAACGGAAACAGGCTCGCGCTTACCGACGGCATGGCCAGGCGCACGTCGGTGATCCGCCTGACCAAGCCCCCCGTGGGGAAGGCGTGGAGCCACCCCGACATCGAGCAGGCCGTCCTGGCCGCGGCCGGTCGAATCCAGGGCGCGATCCTGCGGCTGGCGGCGTCCGCGGCTGAGCGCGAGGGGGAAGGGATCGGGGTCTACGACACCCAGTGCTGGCCCAGCTACGCAGAATGGAGCCGGTTCGTGGGCGGCGCGCTCATGGCCTGGGAGGCCGCAGCGGGCCGGTCGGACGCGGCGGTGATCGACTGGCTGCGCACGCGGGCCGTCGCGCAGAACGCGGAGTCGGACGACTGGGCCACGCTGTACGCCGCTTGGCCGCGCAGGGCCGACGCCCTGACCCCCTTGCCCGCTGCCGGGGTGCTGCTCCTCGGCCAGGAGCACGGCGTCTCGACCATCATCGAGACGGCCGGCATGGGCACGCCCCCGTCCCAGGCCGCGCGTGTGGCCCGGTTGCTTCAGGGGCTGGCCCGGGCCGAGGTGGTGGTGACGGCGGGCCTCCGCATCGCCGTCACCCGGGACAAGCACACCAAGGGGAACGTGTACACGCTGGTCGGCTCGCCGCCCCCCCCGGGCGCAGGCGGGGACGGAGACGGTGACGACGACGGGGGTCCGGAGGGCAGCCCCGACCTCGCGGACCAGGCCGAGCCGTCCGACACCCCGACGACGGAGGTCCCGGTCCAGGTGGCCGAGGCGGCGGAGAGGGGCGTCACGGTAGACCCCGAGGCATGGGCCCGTCTGACGGGGAACCTCCGGGCCAAGTACGCCGCGGACGTGGACCAGGACCACGCCGCCCACGCCCTGACGTCGCTGGGCGGCTACGACGCGGCGGTGTCCATGGCTGCGTCGACCGGGGCCCCCGCGACCTACTCGGTGGAGGAGTGCTGGACGGGCCGCATCGCCACGCGGGCCGTGAATCTCCAGGGATTTCACAAATCATTGCGCCCCGCAATCATCGCGGAGCCGGGGCGCGTGCTGATCTGGGCCGATTACCGGCAGGCCCAGCTACGAATCGTCGCGTGGCTCTCCGGGGACGAGCGGCTCCAGGCTGACTTGGCCGCGGCAGATCCGTACGCGGCGCTGGCCGAGCGGGTCCAGCCAGGCGCTCCGCGCAACCTTGGCAAGACCCTGACGCTGGCCGTCTTGTACTACGCCGGGGCCACGACCTGCGCCGAGGCCGCGGCGAAGGCGGGCATCACCGTGACGCCCGCCGCGATGAAGAAGCACCTGCGCGCCCTGCGGCGAGCCTACCCGGCCCTGGCCGCGTGGAAGTCGGCCATCGCCACCGCGTACCAGGCCCCCGGGCAGTGGGCCGATCCCCGGGGCATCACCCGCGTCGTCCCCCCCGCCAAGCGCGGGACGGATGGATCGGCTCAGCTCCCCGCCCTCACGGCGGGAATCGTCCAATCGGTCGAGGCGGCGATCACGTGGCTGGCCGTCCAGTCCCTCCCGGCCGGGGTCCGGATGGAGATCCCGATGTACGACGGCCTGCTGCTCTCCGCCTCCTCGGGCGGGGACACGGAGGTCGTGTCGGCGGCGGTGGCGGCGGCCATGGAGGCGGCGGCGGCGCAGGTCCTCCAGGGTGAGTACGTTGACCGGCTGTCGACGGTGCAGGCCCCGGCGCGGGCGGGGGCCGGAATCCCCGTCGCAGCGGGCTGGGGGCCGGTTTGGAGCGAGTAGTGCAGAAAGTGCTGAAAGTGCAGAAAAGAAGTTGCACCCCCCCACGAGGAGGGCGTAGAGTCCGGGGTCAATCAATCACCCACCCACGGAGGTCGACGATGCCCCGCCCCATCACGCGCGTCCCCAGCAGCAGCATCCCCCGCCCCGGCACGGACTCGTCGGGCAGGCCGACGGGCATGCCGGCCGGCGCCGCGCCGCCGCTGCGCCAGGCCGAGCCGCTGCCGCCGGCCGCCGTCGCCGCCCAGGTCGAGCAGATCGCGGCCACCGTGGCCAGTGCCTGCGGCATCATGGACGTCGCCGCGGCCGACCGGGCCAAGATCGAGGAGGGTATGGCCCGCATCGACGCTGGGATCCGCATGATCCGCGCCGGCCTCCTGGCCTACGCGGCCGAGACGGAGGAGGTGTAGCCATGGCCGCGGTCGATCCGGCTGAGATCCTCCCGGGTGTCCCCATCGGCAGGGCACCGGGGACCTGGCGTGACACCCACATCGTCGCCCTGCCGGTCCGCGTCCCCCACTTCCTTCACCGCCGGGAGGAGAGCCCCCGCGAGCGGGTGCAGTGGATCGACCTCCGTCAGGCGCCCCCCGGGAAGCCCCGGTTCGTGTGCACAGCCTTCGCGGTCCAAATGACGCGGCACGCGGCGGGCACGGCGGGGTTCACGGTGCGGTTCTACACCTCGGCAGAGGGAGGGGAGCCGTTCCACACGCGCACCTTCGCCCTCCTCGACCCGGACGGTCACGGCGCCTCGGCCCGGGAGATCCTCACCGACCGGGACCTCACGGCGACAGGCGGGGAGCTGTACGTGACCTGGGAGGTCCTCGAGGGGCCGGAGGTCATCCACGCCGTCAGGGGCTACGTCTACGGGGAGTGGATCACCCCGGCACCCGTGCCCGACGACGCCGCCTTCATCCGGGCCCACCTGGCGACGGTGGCGGCCGGGCCGAAGCTCCGGGGGCAGGCGTGAGCAACCTCATGGACCCCGCCCTCTCGGGCGGCACGATCAGCCCCAACCCCCGCAGCGGGCTCAGCTTTTCCGAGGAGAACTACGTCTACGCGGCGATCTCGGAACGTGAGGCCAGGGTCTCGATCCGCTTGAAGGGGAAGGCGAACCGCCTGATCGAGCGGTGGTCCTCTGTCACCCGCCGCATGCCCCACAAGTACGTGGAGGGGCCGGAGTACCGCATCCCGTGTCTGCCCCCACCCCCGCTGTCGCCCGCCAACCCGTGGCTGAACTTCCCGGATCCGGAGGACTACAGCCGGACGATCACCTTCCACACCGTGACCCTGCGTACCTACGGCCTGACCGAGACGTGGGCCGGGGACGAGCAGCCGAAGAACCTGCGGGAGGCGGACGCCCGGGTCACCGCCATGGGCTTCGTGGTGTTCGGCAACGCAGCCAAGCGCTGGGCTCGGGGAAAGGCGTGCATGATGCCGACGTTGCGAGAAGCAATCTACGGAGCCGCCGCCATCCACAACGGGGTGATCTACCTTGCCAAGGGCACAAGGGACCAGGAGGCAAACTTCGCGGCGGCTGCGGCCATGGGCGCGGCCATGGGCGCGGCCAACGATGAAGAACTGGAGCGCAAGTTCACCGCCGAGGTCGTGGCCCATGACCGCATCGCCGCGGAGCTAAAGGCCATCGTTGACGAGGCCAACAAGCAGGCGTAGCCTCCCAACGTGAGCCGCTACATTCGCCCCCTGCTCGCCCGGAGCACCGTCGTCACCAGCCCGGCCTTCGCTGCCGCGGAATCAGCACGACAATCCGTAGCCCTCAACGGAGCGGGCCTGGAGGGCCCCCTCCGCATCCGCGCCGTGAACACGCAGAAGCTGGGTGGTGGGGCGAACACCACCACGATCCGCCTCTACTCGGCCGCCACTGGCGGGATCCTGCTCTACGAGCAAGATCACGTCTTCGCTGGCAACGCCTCATGGGTCCGGGACGCCCCGACCAACCCCGTGGTCCTGATGAAGGACGAGCCGCTGTACGCCACCTGGGAGAGCGACGGCGGGGCCGGCCACACGGCCGAGTGCTACGTCGAGGTGGAGTTCACGGGCTGATGTCCAGCGTCCACTCCAAGACGCTGCACGCACGGACGGACGGAGACGTGCCTGAAGCGGGTGGGACGCCCGGTGAGTACGACGACGTAGGCTTCACCGACCTCGCCCCGGTGCAGCTCGGAGCCGCAAGCCTCACGGGCCCCTGCGCGATCTCCCGCATCGTCGCACAGAAGGTGGCCGGGGGCGTCGACAACACGGCACTCCGCATCGCATCCGACTCCGCGGGCACGATCCGTTTCGCAACAGCCACGCTCGCCTTCTCGGGGGACGCTGACTTCGTGGAGGCCTTCCTGGACCCGCCGCTCGTGGTCACGCCGGCCGACACCGTCCACTTCCAGGTGCAGGCGGGTGCGGGCGCGAACCACGAAATGTTGATTTGGCTCGATCTGGACCTGGGGGGCTGACGTGGCCGACGCGGGCGTCGACGTGGCCCTACTGGTGGATCGCATGGGCCGTGTGGAGCAGGGCGTGCAAGCTCAGGCCCAGGCACTGCAGGCCCTCCAGACCGAGGTGAAGGCGACGAATCGCATCCTCACCCGCATGGACTCCAGAGCCGAGGCGAAGTGGACGGCCCAGCAGGCGGCCGAGGGGCAGCGGGAGGCGCGTGCGGCGGAGGCCCGTGCGGTCACCCGAAACGCCGTGAAGTCGGTCTGGTCAACCATCCGGGCGCCGCTGGGCTACTTCCTCGTAATCATCCTGGCGTCCGTCGCCGCACGACTCGGTGTGCCTGGCGCCCCGCAGCAGGCGCCGGCGCAGGCCACAGCAATCATTGACACTACGCTGTCAACGCCGGTCGTTGACACTACGATGTCAACGGGAGTGCTGGCTGCGGAAGAGGAAGAGGAGGCGCCGTGAGGTCGATGATGGGGAAGGCGCTGGCCGACGCGACGGAGAGCCCGGACTCGGCGCAGGTCGAGGCCGCGGCGAAGCCCGACAAGCGGGACCCGAAGCTGGAGACGGCCACGAAGCAGAACGGGGGCAAGAAGGCCGAACCGGCGACGAAGGAGGATCGCGCGCAGGCCGCACAGAAGTTCGGCGCACTGGCGAAGGAGGTTTCCTGGGCCAGGGACAAGGACGGCGTGTACGCGTACACACACCGCGCGCGGTCGAAGTCCTACGCCGAGGTGGGCAAGATGCCGATGAAGGACGTCCGTCACATCGAGAGCACGGGGTAGGCCATGCACGACGAGAAGCCGCGGCAAGAGGGCACCATCATCGAAGGCCAGTACGGGGCTTTCGCCATGATGGGCCTGTACGAGGACGAGCCCGCTGCGAAGGACACCAGGGACGATCCCGAGGCCCTCTGGACGCTGCTGCTCAAGCTCGCGGACGAGCTGGGCCTGGACATGCCCGACAAGTCCCCCGAGATGCTTGTGTCCTACATGCAAACGGAGATCAGATGGCTCCAGGGTGCCGGCTCGCGTGGACCCCGCGGCCCTCGACGGAGCGTGGAGCGATGATCAAACCCGACGACCCGGCCGGTGACGCCCCCTTCCTACTGGACACGAAGATCCGCCGCCCGGCGCGGCTAACGCTGGAGGAGCGACGCGCGCTTGGGCGGCACGCGGTCGCGGCGGTCCTGGAGCAGGCGCCCCTGGACAAGCCCGGCGAGAAGAAGGCGCACGATGCAACCATCGCCGTCATGGAGGCGCTGGAGGCCGACCCGCCCGCGGGCAAGAAGGCGTGCGTGTGCCCGCCCGAAATGATCCGGGCTTTGCGTGAGCTTGCGGCCATGGCCGTCGAGGTTGCCTTCACCGCCCTGTTCAAGACCCTAGCGCGATAGCGGCGGCGCTAGCCGAGCACGTCAAGCAGCGGGTCCCGGTCGTAGGTGATCCCGAACTCCGTCAGCAGCCGGTCCCACTCCCGCAAGTCGGCGTGCTCGACCTCGTCCTTCCAGGCGTGGACCCTGGCGGCGCCCTGGGCGACCAGCTTCTTGAGCCCGGGTTCCGCAACCCCGCGGATCACAGGCGGGACGGGCAGGCCCATCCAGCGCCAACAGGCGTCCAGCGTGTCCCAGCCGTCGGGCCCGCACAGGGCGTCGTAGTCCAGTTCCAGGAGGGGCCACATCCCCCGGGCCAGGACCAGCCCGCGGATCGCCCCGGCCACCTGGTAGGCGGCCCGCTCCATCCGGGGGAGCCCGTGCAGATCTTCGGGGAGGTGCGCACCCCAGTTGATCCCGGGCTCCCAGGACGGGTTCGCGTCCAGCTTCCGCTTGCAGGACGCCATGACCCCCATGGGGTAGCGGCCGAGGAAGATCAGCCGCAGCCCGGACCAGTGCAGCGGCAAGTCGGCCAGCCATGGGGTGAGCCCGGGGTGTTTGTCGCAGATCGCCAGGGGCCGCAGGTTGCGGTGCTTTGCGATCTGCCGGATCAGCCCGTAGGTCCCCTCGACTTGGAGGATCGTGTCCACGGACTCGGGCAGCAGGCCGCCGATCCCACCGTTGATCGCGCCCTCGTTGAAGGCGTAGCCCTTCTGGACGCTCGCCTTTGCGCTGTCGGAGAGCGCACCGGGGATCGAGTGGAACAGCCCGAGTTCCAGCGTCGAGACGCAGTGCGGGTGACCGTTCAAGGCAGAGCCGAGGATCGTGCTCCCCGAACCGGGCGCGGAGCCGATGAAGGTGTGGGACACCCCGAGCGGGGGCCGCGTCCAGTTGAAGGTGGGGACGCCGGGCAGGCCCCCGGGTGGGGTGGCGTTCGCGGCGGTCATTCGGTCCTCCAGAGTAGTTCGCGGGTCTTCAACAGGCCCCAGCAGTAGCGGTGCGGCCCGGAGCCGTAGTCGATCAGCTTGGGGAACAGCAGCACGTCCACGGGGGCGGGCTTCACCTGGGCGACGTAGACCAGGGGCATCCAGCAGGCAACCAGACCCCCGTCACGGACGGCGTGTGCCGCGCTGGTCCACCAGTAGGGAATGCGTGCCGTGGGCGGGGCCATGGCGATGCAGCCCCAGGGGACCTTCCGCCATGGCCCTTGGTTGCGGAAGTCCCCGGGCCAGAGGAGCGCGGGCCTGCCTGCCAGCGCCTCCCTTGCGGCGTCCAGGCGAGGCCCCTGCGACTCAACCCCGGCGACGACGAGTTGCCCCGGGGTGAGGGGCTGGTAGCGCGCGCACTGCAGGACCTCCACAAGCAGAGAGCCGGAGCCGCAGCCGGGATCGAGGATCGGCATGGGCAGCTTCACCCGGTCCAGCAGGAAGCGCACGGCTTCCGGGGGTGTGGAATGGCCGTCGGGCACCTCGAGCACTGGGGACAGATGGGACACTGGAAACGCCTCCTGGGGTAGCGGGCGGGCAGGTCACTATATAGTAATACCTCACGGCCCCGGTAGGATAGAGTCAAGAACATGGACAAGCGAAGCCTCCACGAACGGGACTGCCGCATCCACGCGTTGAAGCGCGAGGGCTTGACGCAGAAGCAGATCGCGGCCGAGTTGAAGACGTTCCAGCCCGTGGTATGCCAGGTGTTGAAGCGTCTGGACCCTGCGCTCTCCCCGGAGCGGCGCAAGGCCATGCAGGACCTGGAGACGGGGTACGTGCCGAAGGCCCGGGCGTCCGAGCCGCCAGAGACCGCGCCCTCGGCAGTGGTGGAGGGAGACCCCGCGGAGGAGTGCCGCCAGGCGGTGGTGGCCGCGGCCCGTCGAATGCGGGAGGAGGTCGAGAACCCGACGACCCCCTTGCTGGTGGCCGTCGCAGCGGCGCGTGCAATCTCCGACCTGGCGAACTCGGTGACGCAGGCCAAGCGGGCGGGCGGGGCCAAGAAGTCGACACCGTTGAACCCGCTGGCGAACATCCGGCTCGTGCCCCCGCGGGAGGCGTAGTCGGTGTGGGGCCCGGCCGAGGAGGAGGAGGTCGCGCCGGCACCGCTGGACGTCCAGGCATCCATCACGTCGTCGTACGCCACGCGGTCGTTCCCCACGCAGGAGGCCTTCTACTGGGACCCCGCGCGTGAGGTGATTGCGGTGGCCGCCGTCCGCTCGGGGAAGACCCGCGGCGGCGCCGAGAAGGTGGCGACCAGGATCTTCAAGGACATGGTGGGCGCCCTCGCCGTCGACGAGCATGCTGCAGAGTGGGCGCCCAGGGGCAAGAAGCCCATGGTGGGGACGGACAAGCCCCGCGCGACGTACTGGGTGGTTGCCCCGAGCTACGACCTAGCGAAGCTGGCCTGGGCCGACCTCCGCTCGGCGCTCAATGCAATCCAACCGCTCATCATGCACGAGACGGACGGGGTGCTCTGGCTGTACTCCGGCATCCTCATCGAGCGGAAGACCGGCGCCGACGAGGCCCAGCTCCAGGGCGCTGCGCTGAGCGGGGCGTGGCTGGACGAGGTTTGCACCACTCCCTACGCCAGTTACCTCCAGGTGCGGAACCGCCTGAGCGACCACGAGGGCTGGCTGGTCATGACCGGCAGCCCGCGCCCTGACAGTTGGGTCAAACCGGAGATCTGGGATAACGCGGCGAGCCCGGTCAGCAAGCATCACTGGACGACGGAGGAGAACCCCTGGTTCCCGCGGGCCGAGCTGGAACGTGCACGGCTGACGCTCCCGGACGCGTGGTACAGGCGGGACTTCAAGGCGAGCTGGGACACCTTCATCGGGCTGGTCTACGGCGAGTACCGGGACGACGTACACCTTGTGGACCCGTCGGAGGTCCCCAACGACCTGGAGTGCTGGGGTGGGCAGGACTGGGGCTCCGCGGCGGCCGGCGCCCTGATCGTCGGGGGCAGGAGCCGCGGCACGAACCGGCTCTACGTGGCCGACGAGGTCTACACCGATCGGCTCGTCATCGTTGCAAACGGGCAGGGTGACTCCTGGGTCAGGCGAGCTGTGTCGATGCACGCGCAGTACCGCTTCAAGGCGATCTACTGTGACGTGAGCAAGGGCGACGACGGCCGGTTCCAGTACGTCAAGGCCGGGCTGCCGGCTGTCACCGCTGCGAAGGGGCCCGGCTCAATCCTCGACGGGATCAAGGTTATGGCCCGCGTGCTGCACCCGAGTGAAGCCAGCCCCCCGCGCCTCATGATCTCCAAGAAGTGCGTGAACTTCATCCGCGAGATCAAGGCGTACACCTGGGCCGTCAACTCGGCTGGCCAGCCGCAGGACCGCGTGAACCCGACGTGCTCCGATCACGCCCTCGACGCGGGGCGCATGTGGCTCCAGGGCGCCTTCAGCAAGGCGGACCTTGACGCGCCATTCAAAGGGGACGGACGCACGCCACCCGTTGAGGGCTGGACGCGGGGGGACTATCAGGACTACGCTAAGAGACAACTTGCACTGCGCAAGCGTCTGCGGAATACCTTCTGATGAAGACCCTGCCACACCCGGACCCGGCCGACTTCATGGAACGCCTCGAGGAGGCGCTGGCCGAGCAGGCCCCACACGCGCGGGCGTGGGCGGGCGTCCTCTCGGAGTTCACAGCAGAGCCCAGGTACGAGGACGAGAGCCCCGTCGCGGCGGTGCAAGCCGAAATGACGAGGGACAGCGACAAGCCGTGGGTCAACTTCCTCGCGTCGACGGCGAACACCATCGTTCCGAGCCTGCTGGCCAGGCACCCGCACATCATGGCGACCCCGACGCGGGCCGACCTGATCCCCGCCGCGAAGGCGCACGAGGCCGCAGCGTCCCACCTGAGCCGCAAGGTTGGCGTCCTGCCTGTGGTTCAGGAGTGCGTGCTGGACTCCATGCTGTACGGCGTGGGCATCCTCAAGGTGGGCTGGGACGACCCGAACGCCGGGGCCATCACGGTTCCTGACTACGAGGACGGGGCCAACGCGCAGGAAGACGAGAGTCCGCTGGACGGCATGAAGCCCGAGGTGGCAGAGCGCGTGCGCCGGGTCCTTGAGGAGAACGACGTGCCCGTGGCGGCGGCCCAGCGGCTGCCCACGGTGCGCCGAGTGGCCCCCTGGAACTTCGTCATCGCGCCGGGGGCGGCGTCCCCTGCGGAGTCCCCGTGGGTTGCTGAGCGCCTGCTGGTGACGGACGACGACCTCCGCGACGTTCCATTCTTCAAGGTGCCGAAGGACGCAGCCCCGGACACGGTGCTCAGTTCGGGGCCCAACGAGCAGTACAACCCGCACGCGCCGCGGGTCCCGCACCACCACACGGTGTGGGAGATCAGGTACTGGTCCGTGTCCCGGAAGGGGCGGCAGCGGAGGACGGTCTGGATCCGCGTGGGGGCAGACGGCACGTCGGGGGCCCAGGTGCTGGCGCACATCGAGGAGCCGAGCAAGTGCCCCGGCTGGCCGTACGAGTACCTGCAGGCCGCCGGAGCCGCAGGGACCTGGTACCGGACGAAGACGGCTGACCTCCCCGCGATCCGTGAACTGGCGGCCCGCCTCAACGCGCTGTGGCACTACATCCTGGCTCACCACCGCCGCAACTCGAAGCGCAAGTACATCTTCGGGCCGGGCTTTGACGAGGAGAAGCTGAAGGAGCTGCTGGAGTCCGACGAGGACTTGGCCGGGGCCCAGGCGAACACTGACGACGTGCGGAATGCCGTTGCCATCCTGCCCGAGGCGCCCATGCCGGCGGACACGGGCATGGTGCTCCAGGGCCTGCGGAGCCTCATGTACGAGGTGTCGGGCATGGACGCCTTCCAGCGCGGGGCCCTGCCGACCAACACCACGGCGACGGCGGCGAACCTGACCAATCAGGGGACGCAGGGCCGCCTGGCCTACCGCTTGGCGAAGGTGGAGGAGTTCTACGCCTGCACGGTGCGTCGGGTGCTGGGCTACTTCTCCGAGTTCGCGGACCAGGACCTCGTCGCCCGGGTCGCAGGACCCGACGGCCCCGAGTTCCTGTCGTACCCCCGGGGCACCTACGGTTACGGCGACTTCGACATCGAGATCGAAGTGGGCTCGACCATGCCACGGGACCCGCGCAGCCAGCAGCAGAACTTCCTGCTCCTGCTTCAGGCCATCCAGCAGACCATCGTCGCGCTGGCCCCGGCGGTTGAGGCCGGCGCCCTCCCGAAGGAGGCGATCAGCGGCTTCATCACCCGGGCCTTCGACCTCTGGAGGGAGGACCCGGAGTTCTTCATGGGCCCCGTGGGCGAGCTGGCCGCGACGCTGATGCAGAAGCCCCCACAAGCTGGCCCTGCCATGCAGGGCGGCCCACCCACGCCTCAAGGGCTGGAGGGGGCCGGAGCGGCTCCGGCGCAGCCCTTCGCACCGGAGACGATCTGATGCCCGGCCTGAACCCCGCCGAGTTCACCTACCACCCGCCGACGGCGACGACGACGCCGTTGTACGCCGCCGTGCGGAAGGCCGAGGTGCAGGCTTCGGTGCTCATCGAAACCGCTGTCCGGGCGGGTGCTGGTCCGAACTTCGGCCTCATCACGGCTGCGATCCTGGACTACGCCGCTGTGATCTGCGAGGTGGCCCCGGACTGCGCCGACCGGGACGCCGCGCTTCGGGCCGTTCGCCTCGCCCGCATGGCCCTCAACGAGGCGATGGTCGGTGCGCCCCGCGTCTGCTACCAGCACGGGGTCCTGACCCAGCCGCACCCCCTCCTCCAGCGCGGGGCCGACGCCTTGCGCGAGGCCCGGTGGTGGGCCTGCTCCGCCATCGCCTGCAACGTGAAAGGGTAATACTTTGCCAAGCTATTCCTACCTATGCCGCCAGCCGAAGTGCTCCTACGCCTGGGACTTCATCCTCCCCGTCGCCACCTTCAAGGCGCACAAGGCCCGAGGTTGGGACCTCCTCCAGTGCCCGCGGTGCGGCACCCGCGCCCCGAAGCTCCAGGTCACGGCTCCGGCCGTCATCGGGGCCAAGAGCATCGTGCTCGACCCCAACGGCGCTGGGACGCCGCCTGAACTCCAGGGCAGGGTCTTCTCGTCCTTCGCAGAGGTGGACGCGGCGAAGGCGGAGATGGGCTTGTTCAACTGCGGGACCCTCATGCCCCGGCCGCCCGAGTCGCAGCGGGTCCACCCGACCGGCGACAGCCCGGACCTGATCTTCACCACGCAGGAGGTGGTGGACGCGGTGCGCGGGCCCGTGGTGGCGCCGGACCTCGCCGCGGAGATCAAGGCTGCCGCGACGGCCCACGCCGCGGGGGAGGAGATCGCCATCGGCCCGGCGCTAGCGCAGGCCACCCAACCCAGGCGCGGCAAGGGGCGCAAGCGGAAGTAGTTGCAGGGCGCAAACGAAGTAGTTGCAAGCCTCAAGTAACACCCGTATGCTCGGGGCACGTCCAACCCCTTGAGGAGACGTGATGCTCGACGGAGACGGTGAGGAAGGCGCGGGCGCGGAAATCCACTCCCAGGTCAGCGACATGCTGGACCACCTGGAAGGGGACGACTCTGACGACTCGGGCGACGAAGGCGGCGGTACGGACTCTGACGAGGACCCGGACGACGCCGAGGGTGAGGAAGCCGGCAAGGTCGAAACCGACGACGACGGCATTCCCACGGACGCGGCCGAACTGCGGAAGGGCTACCTGCGGACGGCGGACTACACCCGCAAGACGCAGAAGCTCGCGGAGAAGCGCAAGGAACTCGACAAGCAGCTTGCCGAACTGGAGGCCATCAAGGCCCAGTACCAGCAGGGCCCCGCCCGCAAGGTGGAGCCCGAAGGCAGGAAGGACGAGGCCGAACCTCCGGCCAACGCGACCGCGGAGCAACTGCTCAAGTGGTACGTCCAGCAGGAGGTGAAGGTGGCTCGGGCCGAGCTTGAGAGCACCCTGGCGCCGCTCCGACCCGCAGCCGAGATGGGCAGGACCACGCAGGGCGTGGTGGCGGCCTACTCGGAAATCGTGGGCGAGGACGGGACCGACCCCGTGTTTGCCACGAAGTCTGCCGCGGAGCTTGTGGGAACCATCATCGAAGGCGACGAAGACCTGATGGACCTCGCCCGGACGAACCCGAAGCGGGCCGTGCGGCTCGCCATGAAGGAGGCAAAGGCTTCCCTGGCGAACGCTCGCGCCACGAAGAAGAACCAGGACGCTCGCGGTGCGAGCCCCCTTTCCACCCCCCAGGGCCGACGTGCGGCCCCGACCGCCCCCACCGCTCTTGAAGCCGCAGCCGCGGCCCTGAAGGAGTGGCGGGCGGGAGGCAAAAGCGCGTAGCCCGCCAGCCTGAGAGGCCGGTGCCATGCCCGTTACCGCCACCTACTCCCTCGACCGGGTCTTCTCGACCACGGCCGAGGTGATCCGACCCGAGATTGCCCGCGAGATCGCGCGGAGCAACGCTCTCACCACCCACCTGTTCCGGCAGGGCGCGGTCCGCTACCAGGGCGGCAGTGACTACCGGATCCCCGTGAACCTCGTGGACAACCCCAACGTCTCGGACCTGGGGCCCTTCACCACGTTCACCACCGCGCCCAGCGACGGCCCGGACAGCGCCCGCTACGTCCACGACGACGACGGCTCCGTGATCCGGTCCAGCTTCGTGCTCTCCAAGACGGAGATGGCGAAGAACAAGGACAAGGCGACTCAGGTCGTCTCGCTGGTGCAGGGCAAGATGGCGCAGGCCGGCGACACCCTCGGAGCCCGCCTGTCCACCGAACTGTTCACGGCCAAGGCCGGGCTCGCCATGAAGGGGCTGCCCGACTTCCTCGGTGCCGCGGCCTTCGGTTCCCAGACCGGCTCCCCCGGCGGGATCAACAAGGCCGTCTACACCGCCCGATGGCAGAACCAGTACCAGCAGATCACGACCTGGGCCAACGACGGCGAGACGAAGCTGGCGCAGGCGGTCCTGTCGGCCTCCATGTCGGGCTCCAGCCCGGACATCATCGTGAGCGGGCAGGAAGCCTACCTGCTGTACGAGAACGGCCTGCTCCCGAACCAGAAGGACTTCGACACGCGGCTGGCCGACCTCGGCTACACCATGGTGTCCTTCCGGGGGATCCCCTGGGTGATCGACTCGGCGCTGAACGGCACCGACGAGATCTACGTCCTGACGACCACGGGCAAGCGCGTCAACGCGGCCTTCTCCCTGAAGCCCGAGTTCTTCAAGATGCCCGGCAAGAACCCCATCGCCATGAACGTGCAGTCCGTCGTCGGCATGCACTTGGTGATCCTCCCCGACCACGACTTCATCCTGGAGGGCCCGTTCGACGTGAGCTTCCAGCAGCGCGTCCTGTCCTGGAACATGATCTTCGGCGGCATGCTCGCCACCGGCTCGCTCCAGCGTCAGGCCCTCCTCAACTTTGCGGGCGGGACGGCTCTGTAGGCCCGCCTACAGGTGCTTCCACCCCTTCCCCCGAACCAACCGCGAGACGCAGACTTGACTCACTCCGAACTGGACCCCGAGAGCCGCCTGGGAGACACCTCCCGCCGCGTATGCTCGGCGGATCTCCAGCACATCAGAGGCAGTCAGGCGGGACCAGCCGTTGCGCTCCCCGCGGGCCACACAAGCGGGGTCGTGCCGGTAGGAGCCGTGCCCAACGGCGTCCTGCGCGTTCTCGGTGGGCGTGCCCCAGGCAAGGTTCGACAGGCGGTTGTCCGTGGCGTCACCGTTCAAGTGCCGGCACCCCTGACCAGGAAGCGGCTCGCCAACGAAGGCGAGAAGAACGAGACGGTGGACGGCCTGGGTGGACTTCACCCCCGCGTGGGCGAACCCCACGGAGACGTGGCCGTAGCGGTACTTCCCCTGCGTTCGGGAGCAGAGGGACAAGAGGCGTCCAGCGTAGCGGGCAGGGCCGGAACTCCGGCCGCCCCCGTCCCGGTGGCGCTCGACGACACGATCGACGGAGCGCACGCGCCCCAGGGTGGAAACCTCGTAGAATCCGACCCACCCCGGAACCGGCAACCAGTGTTCTTCCATACCAACCTCCATGCTGCCCGCAGTCTAGACCTGCCCGCGGCACAGTTCAACTCCTAGAAAGGAACGACACCATGGAAAGCCTCATGGGCGGAGCGGCCAGCATCAAGGCCATGCCCGCCAAGAACACCACGGGAGCCGTCGTCACGGTCGGGGACGTGCTCATGCTCGACTTCGACACGGAGCGGGACGGCTACTCGGCCATCGTCCCGGTCCTGTCCAACCTCAAGGACTACCGCGTCCCCTGCGGGCCGGTGATCGGCCTGTCCGGGGCGACCTTCGCGGACGACGCCGACCTGATGATCGGCATCCGTGGGATCTTCCTCACGAAGATCGAAGCCACGCAGGACATCGCCGCGGAGGACGCCCTGTACCTCCAGAGCGGCCAGTCCTACATGGTCACGCTGGCGGCCCAGCCCGACCCCAACGGCCCCGCGGCCCTCATCGCCGCCGCCGCCTTCAACAAGACCGTGGCCGCCGTCGCCAAGACCGCGACCGCCGTCGCCAAGACCGCCACGGCCGTCGGCGCGACCGCGACCATGGGCTTCACCCCGACCGCCGCCACCATGGGCTTCACCAAGGCAGCGGCCTTCCCGACCGCGACGGGCGCCTCGAACCTCGACGCCTCCATGTACGTCGCGGCCGAGATCAACGGCCTGGGAGACACGGTGCTCAACGCGAAGGCGTGGGCCGCGGACGTGGGCGCGGACCTCGCGGCCCTCGACATCCTGAGCGACCAGATCGTGGTGGACCTCGGGGCGCTGGACGCCTTCTCCGACGCCGTCGTGGTGGACGTGTCGGCCTTCGACGCCTTCACCGACGCCGCGGTGGTGGACCTGACGGCCCTGGACGCCTTCACGGATCAGGTGCTGGTGGACGTGCCGGTCATCGAGACGCTGCTGGACGAGTTGAAGACCGACTTCGACACCAACGCCGCCCTCATCGACGACGCCATGGAGCCGAACCGGGTCAAGGCCATCGCGCTGGCGGCTGCCACGGCGAACACGACCGCGGTGGTCAACGCCTTCTGGCTCGGCTGATCAACCGGGTTGCCCTGCGGGGACGTGGCCCATCCACATCCCCGCAGGGCGCCCTCCCCGGCCCGCTGCTGGAATGAGCCGGTAGCGGACGGTGCAACGGGGCCCCTCGGGGCCAGTGCTCCCAACGAGGTTCAACATGACCGCCAAGCGCCACGTCTCCCGCCACCTGAAGGAGGCCGCCCGGTCCTCCCTGTACCGTGAGCCCGGCATGTTCCTGGGCACGGTGTCCGCGACCAACGAGATCCCGCTGGTTCACGCCGACCGCAGCGACATCCGCATCAAGAAGGTCATCGTCCTGGTGACCACCGCCGTCGCTGCCGACGACAACGACTACTGGACCTGGGACCTCCAGAACAAGGGTACGGCCGGCACCGGCACGACCTCCCTGTTCGCCACGCCTCCGACGAGCAAGGCCGCGAGCCTGGGCGCGCTGGACGACTACGTGGCCTACGAGTTGGAGCCCGACCAGAACCAGGAGATCGCCATCGGGGAGACGCTGTCCCTGGTCCTGACGAAGGCCGGCAACGCCCCCGACCTGACCGACTGCGTGGTCCAGGTGCAATACCTCGGGGACTTCTAGGGGCTAGCCCCCACGGGGAGGCCCCATGGACCTGACGACCCTCCGCACACGCCTTCGCAGCCGCCGCGACGACAACTCCGCTTCCGCGTCCAAGCTCGACGGCTGGATCAACGAGGCGCTGGGGCTCATGTACGGGCACGCGGATTGGACGTGGCTCCGCAAGGACGTTCACCACGACTTGCGGCCGTCCTACACCGTCTGCAACCCGGGAGGCGTCCCGAACACGCCCCTCACCGTGACCTGCATCAAGGACCGTGTGAACGCCTCCCTGGCCGGGGACGTGGAGGCCCCGATCTTCGGGCACACCATCCTCGCCAACGGCCGGGCCTTCCGCATCGCCAACGTCCTGAGCACGACGCTGATCCAGCTTGACCAGCCCTGGTTCGACGCCAGCGGCACCTACGCCGCCACCATCCTGAACAACGAGCTTGCCCTGCCGCGGGGCGTCAAGAACGTCCGCAGCGTGGTGCTGAACCAGTCGAACACGCCTTGGGGCCTGGAAGGTATTACCTCTGGGGACGCCCGGGGCTGGGACCTCACATCCTCGGGGCGACCCCTGGCCTACTCCCTGGTGCGCCGCGAGCCCCTGCCATCCCCCATCGTGGGACCGTCCCCGGCGTCGGGCGCGGCCCCCGGCCTGACCGGCGACTACCTGTACTGGCAGAGCTACTGGGATCCAGCGACGGGCGCGGAGTCGAACCTGTCCCCGTCCGCGGCCGTGACGGGGCTTACCAACGACAGCGTCACGATCACGCCGACCCAGCGCGGGGATTTCTGGTACCGCATCTACCGCAGCCGCGCTTCGGGCACGGTTCCCTACTTCCTGACCGTGATGAACGCCATCGGCACCGTGCTCTCCGACGACCGCGCGGACGCCGTGCTGGGTGCCCGCGCCAACGCGGAGGCTGGCTCCAACTACGTCGCCTTCTGGCCCATCCCCGACGACGAGTACCAGGTTCTGCTCACGGCGCAGCTTGTCGGCCCCACCCTGGCGGCAGACGACGACGAGCCGCTGTGCCCCGAGGAGGACATTCCGATCCTGCTGGACGGCGCGGAGTACGCAATGCTGGGCTCCGTGGAGGAGCAGGGCCGCGGAGCCCGGGCCGAGCAGCGGTTCAACGCCGGGCTGGCGAAAATGGCGGCCCGCGACAAGGCCGACCGATCCTCCCTGATCTACGTCGGCGGCGGCCCGCGGCGGCGCGGCCGGCCCCACATCGTCCCTTTCTCGGCCGTGGAGTAGGCCGTGGCCGGCGCACAGGGCAAGACCACCCGGTTCTTCCAGTTCGGCGTTGCCGAGCAGTCCCCGCTAGCCCGCGTCGATGCGCAGGACAGGGGTACGAAGGGCGTCCTGATCGACCCGCGGGGGGACATCAGGCGCATGGGGGGCATCAGCGCGCCCGTGGCGTGGCCGGCAACCAGCAGCCCGTTCAAGGCCGCCGGCAGCTTCGCCTTGGGGCTACACACCTGGGGAGGGGTGACGGACCTCCTGCTGGACTACGACGGCAAGGTGGGCGTGCTGCGGGGCGACACGATTGACGAGATCATCACGGGTCACCGCGTGGCCCTGCGCTCCAGGGACGCTCACCGCTTCGCGCAGATCGGGACCCACGTCTACATCACCAACGGACGGGACCCGAACCAGAAGTGGGACGGCCGCATCCTGTCCCCTGTCGGCGTCTACGTGAGCCCGAAGGCGCCGGAGGTGTACCCCGTCTACGAGCTGACGGGAGCCGAGGGCCTGTACTCCACGCTGCGGTCGAACGCCAGCACCGAGTCGAAGTACGTCTACCGAATGTCCTGGGTGTCGCTGTACGGCCAGGAGTCGGAAGCGAGCCCTGCGTCCACGTCCCTCATCGGGGACCCCGGCGCGGCGCTGGACGACTTCCAGCCCAAGGTGATTGGCGTCAACACGAAGTACGTCGTGCTGCTGGACATGGACACCTCGCCGGACCAGGACGACCTTGTGGACCGCATCCTGTACCGGAGCGTCAACGACGGGCCATTCACCTTCCTGAGCCGCGTCCCGGGCGTCACAGGTAACACCTACTTCGATGACCATCCGCCCACCGCGGTTTCGACCGTCGTCATGCCCGTGGAGGGGGAGAACACGCCGCCCCCCGTGGCCCTGTGGTGCTTTCCCTTCCGCACCCGGGTCTACTACCTGGGCCTCGACCTCCCCATGTACCTGCGGTACAGCCGCAGCAACTACCCCGAGGCCGTTCCGCCAACGAACCTGCTCGACCTGACCTCGCCCGAGGGTGACGAGATCGTGGGCTACGCGCACGCCCGGGATTACGTCGTCATCTTCAAGAGGCGCAGCGTCTACCTGCTGACCCACGACAAGACCGAGAGCCCGATCTTGACCCCCGCGTCTCAGGGCGTCGGCGCCGTCTCGGACCGGGCCATCGTCACCCGGGACGGCATCGTCTACTTCCTGAGCGACGGGGGGATCTTCAAGTTCGACGGATCCGGCATCGTGCCACTGAGCCAAGAAGTTGCAGACCGCGTTGCGGCCATCAGCCCGGCGAACCTGCCCGACGCCGTGCTGTGGGCGGACCCGAAGGACCCGATCCTCTACCTGAGCCTCAACCCCACGGGGACGGACGGGCTGGTTCCCGCCGAGGTGTGGGCGATCCACACCGACACCGGGGCCATCACCATCGGCAGCAAGTTCCGGGTGGGCGCGGCGGCCAGCATCGACGGTGAGACCTTCGTCACGTTCATGTCCGCCCTCGCTGGCAAGGACGAGTGGGACCTGGGCCTGTGGGGCGCTGAGACGTTCGCCATCCGCAACGAGGGCTACCCGTCCCAGGTGAGCACGGACTGGATCGACAACGGCACCCCGACGGCGCAGAAGCGGTGGCTGCGCCTCGACCTGGTGTACGTCCAGACCGGCGACGTGAACATCAAGGTCGCATGGAACGTGGACTGGGACGACCGCAGCAACTTCAAGTCGGTGACCTTCAACGCAGCTGACCCCGACGCCACGGTCTGGAACGACGGATCCTGGGGAGACGCAGGCAAGGTGTGGGACCGGGCCCGGGTTCGCACGGTGCGCGTAGACCTGGAGGAGACGACCAGCCACGCGATCAGGATTCGAGCCGAGGCCGTGACGGAGACGAACGCCAACTTCCGCATCCTCGGATTCTTCCTGACCTCCGCAGACCACGGCCAGCGTGAGCAGGGGACGGACCTCTAATGGGCCTGCGCGAAACCCTGCTGTCCAAGCTCTCGGCCGTGATCCTCGACCTGGACCTGGGCACGTCCCGGCTGTTGTTGCAGAACGACCCGGTGCGGGCCGTCAACGCCGTCCTGCGGCTCACCGGGCACCCCATGATCCCCGACGACTCGGAGCCGGCCCTATCCCGTGCGCTGCGGGATCTGGAGGGCGAGCAATGAGGTTCGCGCCCAGCTACAAGCCCGTCGCCGGTTCTCTCGGGGACGCGGACGCCTTGATGAAGGAGATGCAGCGCGTCGAGGCGAAGCTGTCGCAGATCAACCACAACATGATCGACGACGCTGGGACGGCGTACACAGCCTTCGTTGACGGCGCGTCTGACACACGGCCGATCAAGTTCTGGCACAACGGCACGGCCCTGCTCCGGGACAGTTCCGGCGGGAACCAAAACCTCGCTGCAACGCTGTCGCCGCTCAAGTGGCAGGAGGTTCTTGACACGGGTGGCGCCCCGGTCCAGTTGAGCTTCACGTCGAAGACGGTGATGTGGTTTTCCTTCTGGGCCTCCACCGCGTACACAAACGCGGGCGGTCTGTTCGCGCAGTTGGACATGCGCGTCACCATCAACGGCAAGCCGGGTGGTGTGCGAGCCGCGCAGAACGTCAACGGCATCGCGGGGACCGCCGAAACGTCCCTGTACCTGGAGGAGGTGCAACTGCTGGCCCCAGGCACCTACACCATCGGGGTTCAGGTCTTGGAGCACGGGGCGGCCGGAGGCGGCACCCTGACCAACGCCACCCTCATCGGCCTCGGGATGGCGCGCTGATGCCACTCACCAACCGAATCCTGCCCGGTGGCGCTGTCTCGGTCACGCCCGTCGAGGACAACTTCAACGACCTCGACACGATGCTGTCAAGCGTCCAGGACTACCAGATCAAGGACGGGTCCGTGGACACGCGGCACCTCGCCACGCCCATGGTTCTGGCATACATGGAGGGGCCGACAGGCCCAGCCGCAATCCCTGCCGTGGCGACGACCATCCTCCCGGCCGCCCCGACGAACTACGCCTGCGTGGTGGGCCAACCCGTCCTCATCATCGGGACCACGAACCTGGATGCGACCGTTGCGCTGGGCGACGGGCAGATCGAGATTTGGATTGACGGCGTGCTGGTGCCTGAGACGCCCCGCGCCCACTACCTGACCACGGTCAACGACTACAAGGAGTTGCACACGGTCTGGGTGTTCACGGCAACCGCGGCAACGCACGCCATCGAGTTGAAGGCCGTCGGGACGAACTGCAACACGGTCTTCGCCACCCTTCAGATCATGGCGATCAGGAGGTAGAGCATGGGAGCCTACGCCCTGACCCCGCTTGCCGGCGCGTTCGACGCGGTGGACATCCAGACGAACTTTGCCGACCTTCGGACGGCGATCAACGCGCTGGACAGCACGAACAACTTCGCAGCGGGGAAACTCACGCACCGCGTGGTCAGGCCGAACGCGGTGACGCAGACCTGGAAGTCGGAGGCATCGGATCTCAACGGCTTCGCCGTCGTCCTGAACAACACGCTTGGCCTGGGCGGCGTGCTGCAAAATCTCTACCATGTGCCCGGGACGGGGGTCCGGTTCTACCTGCACTCGGACGCCGAACTGGTCCGCTTCTACGGCTGGGTGGAGTTGCGGAAGTCCAAGGCCGACTGGCTCCTGGCCGCCGAAACCTACGCGCCGCAGATCGTGGCCAGGATCATCAGTGAGTTCGCCCTGTTGAGCACGTTCAGCCGGTACTCGTGGACTGAGGTTGCCCCCGGCGGCGGGAACAACGAGAAGCGCGGCGTGCTGGTGCAGGTGGCGCACTCTGTCCTCAACGTCTCAAAGGGTTGGCACGACGCATACCTGCTGCTTGAAACGTCGAACTCCGCCACCAACCACGCCACGAACGACCGGCTCGCGCAGTTCTACGGGACCTCGCGGGGGATGGTGGTGCAGGCGCACTACGGAACCTAGCGGCAAACCGCCCGCGGAAGGCGTAGGATAGGACCATGCCCGGACTGCTGGATCAAGCCTTCGACCCCCGCCGCTTCCGAAGGGAAGTCGGGCCCGAGCTTGGCATCGCCTCCGGGCTGCGGACGGCCGTGGCGCGGCAGCCCCTCCTCGTGTCCGGGGAGGCCCTGACGCAGGGCATGGGCGGCCCGGATCTGGGGCGCAGCACGCGACTCGCCACGCAGAGGGGCGTCGGCCTCGCCAGTGCGCTCGGGGACGTGTACGGCCAGGAGCAGGGCCAGCGGGTGCAGGATGAGATCCAGGCACGGCAGGCGTTCATGGCCGCCCGCGCGCAGGAGCAGGCCCGGCTTGAGGCGGGCGCGGGGCAGGCCGCAGAAGTTCTGTCGGGCCTCGGCACCCGGGCAGTCCGCGGAGGCATCGCGGCCGGCACCATGCGCCCCGGCGCGGGGGCTGACCCCTCCGACCCGGACGTACCACGCCAGCTTCGGCTTGACCGCGCGCGCGCGTTCCTTGCCGCGATGGGAGGCTGACCGTGCCCGAAGCACCAGTTTCACCCCAGGAGTATTACGACTCCGTCCTGCGCCCGCGTGAGCAGCGGTACATCAGCGCGGAGTTGGGAAAGCTCACGCAGGCCAGGGGCGCGCAGACCGGCGCCGTGCAGTCGCAGAACCTCGACCTTGCCCGGCGGTTGGGACTGTCGGTGGGCTACGCGAAGGACTCGGCGCAGGCCCTTGACGCCGGGCTCCAGCAGGACAGCGCCGAGGCCGTCGAGCGGCGGCGTGCCCAAATCCAGCAGGAGATTACCGCCCGCCGCGCGCAGGCGATCAACGAGCTTCTGCAACGGCAGCAGTCCACCCTGGAGTCGGGAGCCAACACGCTGGGTGCGGTGACGAGCACCGTTGGATCCGTCTCGGAGGCCGTTGGCGGGGCCCTGGCGTCCAACCCGTGGACGGCGGCAGCGGCCCCGGCCGCGATCCTGGCGGGTATCGGCACGCAGGCGGCGGGCGTCGCTGGCTCCCTCGCGCTGCGGGGCGAGGGGACCAAGCAGTTCGGGACCGGGGCGGACCGGAAGCTCAGGAATGTGGTGAAGCTGCCGAGCCTCGCGGGCCGGTACGGGGCGCCCTCGCAGGGGCTTCAGCAGGCGGGCGGGATCAGCGATGCGCTGCGGTACGCCTACGACCCGGAACGGGACCGAGATCAGGGAGGCTACTAGGATGCCCGTCTACACGCCGGCAATGGCCCCTGATTACCGCATCGGGCTGGGCGGCGCCATCGCCGCCGGCATCGGCCGAGGCGTGCAGTCGGGGCTGTCCGGGGCGAACCGGGGCATCGCTCAGGAGGAGGAGCGGCGGCGGAGCGAGGACGAGCAGATCCGTCGTGCCGAGGCGATGCAGCGCCAGATCGCACTTCAGGACGCCGCCGTGGTCCCGGGCCTTGGCGGGGCGCTGGGCGGGGCAATCGGGGGCGGAGGCGGCCGGGGTCGCAGTAGCGGGGGCGGTGGCGGGACGGGCGGGGGCGCGTACGTCCCGCGCTTGTCCGAGCTTGCCCAGGCGCCGACCGAGCTTGCACAGCAGGCCGCCGTCATGGAGCGCATCACAGAGCAGGAGGCGGAACTTGCTCAGGGCCGCATGGTGGACGCGGAGGCCCAGGCCCTCGCGGAGGACGCTGCGCGCCGCAGGAAGATCAGCGAGCTTCAGGACGAGTTGATGGCCCAGGAGTTCGCGGCCGAGCAGGGACAGCCCAGGGCCAGCACGCAGCAGGCCCAGGCCCAGCAGCAGGCCGCCGTGGACCGAGGGCTCCAGGAGCTTCCCGGGCGGATTCCAGGCGAGCCGTCGTGGTCCGAGTTCCAGGGCATGTGGCGGGAGGCCGACGCCCAGGCGCGCGAGGAGTTGACCCCGCGGTTCCGCGGCGACGACCCCACGGCGCAGTGGCGGGTGATCCCCGACCCCGCCGAGTTTGAGGCTCAGGTCGCGCAGCGCCGGGAGCAGATCCTCGCCATGTCCGGCCGCGCCGAGGTTGCGATGCGCGGGGCTGACCAGGCCCTCGCCCAGGCGACCCTTGAGCGCTCCCACCCCGGGGCGCCGTCCGCGTTCCCGCCGGGCACAACCGACGAGGCCGTCACCGCTGGGCTCCAGCGGGAAGCCTTCGCGCAGGCCGTGCTCGACCTCGGGTACACCGGAGTGGACCTGACCCCGGGCTCGCCGGAGCGTGCGGAGGTGGACGCCCGCGCCGAGCGCCTGTTCGCAGAGGAGCTTCCCCGGCGCCTGCCCGGCAACCGCCCCGAAGGTGGGTTGCAGGCCGCCCTCGCCCGGCTCCAGGGTGAGCAGGCCCAGGCGCAGGCGCGGCGGGAAGCAGAGCAGCGTGGCGTGCAGACCTTCGGCGCCGACGCCGGGAACCGTGCAGCGGCCCAGGCGGCGCTTCAGCGGGGTGGGGAAGCCTTGAGCCCGGAGGCCCGGCAGCACTTGTTGGAACAGGGCCGCGCGGGGGGCGCCCTCCCGGCGGGGCTTCAATCCGCCTTTGAGCAGGCGCAGCGTGCAGCGACGGCCCGCAAGGTGGCGGCCGACACGCGCCCGAACCCAGCCGTGGCGCTGGGTTTGCCCCCGGACACCGTGATCGACCCACAGGAAATGGCGAGGGCTGCGGCGCTCCAGGAGCGCACCGGGGACACGAGCGGCTGGCGAATGCTGGGCGTCACGAGGCCCCCGAAGAAGGCCGACCTCCCGCTGCTCATGGCGCAGGGCAGGGCCTTCGCGGAGCGGCTGCAGACCGAGCAGGCCCAGCGGGTCTACGCGGCCGAGTCGATGCTGGCTCAGGCGAAGACGCCCGAGGGCATGGACCGGGACGCCGTGGTTCGCATAATGCGGGCGAAGTACCCCGACAAGGACCCCCAGGTGATCGAGGACATGGCCGACTTCGTCGCCACGGCGAAGGACCCGACGCGAGCCATGATCAACGCCACGGCGGCGTGGGATGAGGACGCCCGGATCGCCGGGGAGGAACGCCTGGCGGGCAAGCGCGGTGAAGAGGCGCGCAAGACGAAGGCGATCCCGGCCAAGTCCGTTGGGCTCAAGGATCCGCAGGACATCGCGCTGCGAGAGCGGGAGCAGAGCCGTCGGGAGCTGAACGACCGCCGTCGCGTCTCGGTGGAGGCCATCGACCGGCTCTACCAAGCCCTTTCGTTCGCCCTGAACGACGCGGAGGCCGTACGGCTCCAGGGCCTGATCGACCGAGAGCAGGCGAAGCTGGACGCGATGGGCGCACCCGCGGCACTCGCCCCGGCGGCGGCTGATCCGGGGGCGGGCCTGGGCGACATGACGGATGAGGAGCTTCGCGCGATCATTGAGGGGCGGTAATGGCCGCAACAGACGCCACGGTGGCTGCCGCGCGCAGAGAACTCGCGCGCAGAGAACTCGCGCGCAGAGAACTCGCGCGCCGCGCGGCCCCCGCGGCAGCCCCCGCGGCAGCCCCCGCGGCAGCCCCCGCCCCCCCCGTCGGAGCCCCCGCCCCCCCCGCCGTCGAGCCGCCCGCGGCAGCACCACCTGTACAAGTAGAAGCGCCTGCACCGGCCGCGCTCATAGGCCCGACGCCCATGCCGGTGTTTCGGACCAACCAGGAGTGGGCAGGCCTTCGAGCCCAAGCTGAGTGGGCGATGCGGGGGCACCCCCGCCGCGGGGTGGCCGCCGGAGACTCGTCTGTGACGCAAGCCGCGCGGGCATCGCTGGCGGCTCAGGTGCGGGAGGACGCCACGCGGAGGACCGAGCAGGCCGAAGAGGCTAAGAGGCTCGATGAGACGGCGTACGCGGCTGCCAAGGAGCGGGTGCGGAAGGAGTTTGCGGGTATCCAGGCCCGTGAGCGCGGGCTGCGGGCTGCAGGCGCCCCACCGCGCGTGGTCGAAGAGGGCCGCCAGCGCGGGGTGGCCTTCGCGTTCAGCCACCTTCCCAAGAACGACGAGCAGCGCAAGGGGATGCTGAGGGAGCTTGAGGAGATCACGAAGGACCTCCCGCAGGCAGGGGAAGACGCAGGTTTGATCCACGGCCTGGTTGCGGGGCTGTGGGCCCTAGACAAGTATTACGGGTTCGCCCGGCCCCTCCGTTCGGTGGTGGCGGGAGTGGATGAAGTGGTGCGGCGAAAGGGGGCAGGCGCCGACCCGTTGAAGGGATCGGCAGGGACACTGCAGGACTTCGCTGAGGGCTTCTCCACGAACCAGGGGGGTATCACCCAGGCCTATGCCGAGGACGAGATCGCGGCGCTGGAGCGGAAGATCAAGGTGAACCTGGGTGCGGAGCCGTACGTACCACCGCCCGCCCCGGATGCAGGGTCGCGGAACCCCACCCTCCGCATGTTCCGCACGGGCCAGACCCTCGTGGAGCAGGCTGGTGGGCGCAGCCGGGACGAGGCCCTGGTCCGGTCCCGCGCGCTTGGGGAGTGGTTGTTCGCCAGCCCCCCGGCAGACGTGGTGACGCGGGTGGGGTACGCCGTGGTCGGCACCCTCCCCGGGGCCTCGGCGCAGTTCAGCGGGCGTGCGGCGCAGGAGGCCATGGAGGAGGGCAACCGAGGCGTCAGGGACATTGTGGAAATCCTGGGGGCGGTGGCCACGGACCCCGTGTCCTTCGCCAAGGTGCAGCCGGCGGTGCGAATCGCAGGCGTCAGCATCAAGCGGGAGGCCGCCCCGCTGCTCGCCGCGCTGGAGCGGGACGAGGCGCATGCCGCCCGGGTGGCGGTGCTGGACGGGAAGAACCCGGTCACAGAACTCGCGGCCAAGGTGGAGGGGCTGGAGTCCGAACTGGCACGGAAGCAGCAGGCGTACCAGAGCCTCCCAAAGGTCGGGGAGTGGAGCGACGCCACGGCGGGGGAGGCCGAAAGCGCCTTGCGGACCCACATGGTGGACGTGGCGCACGTGGAGGCGAAGCTGGCCGCGGCGAATGGCGAGATGGCCACGCTGGCGCAGAAGGCCAGGATGCTCACGCCGGGCGGTAAGGCTGCGGACCCGATGGTGGCCCTCAACCTGCACCTGGCGAACGCTGCCGAGGCGCACGCGCGGCAAGAGGTGGCAGAGGCCGTCCTGGGCCTGGCCAACTTCAGCCTGCAGCGGGGGGTTCCGATCCGAGGGCCGGGGCTCGTGAAGGCGTGGCTGACCCTGACCCGGGACGCCGGGCGAGGTGGGCTTGGGCTCCGGGTGGAGGAGTTCGGGGACGCACTGGAGGGGGCGATCCGGGACAGCACCACGGCGTTCACGGGCACGGTGCAGAAGCGGTGGACGACGGGGGGCCTGGAGTTCGGGCGTGCGGCCCCGGCGACGGTGGAGGTTGATGTCCCGCGCGTGGTGGGCGTGCTGGGCAGTGAGTACCCGACCACGGCGCGTGCCATCGCGGACACCGTGGACCTGGTCTCCGCGCTGGACTACCCCGTCTTCCGGGCGACCCTGCGGGCCTGGAACTCCCCTCTCGCCCGCAAGCACCCCAATGCGCTGCGGCGCCTGGAGAACGTCCGCCGCGGGGTGGAAGGGGTGGTGATGTTCCGCCGTCCCCAGCCCCTGGCCGGGTGGACGACGAACTACGGATCGACGGCAAAGCCCGAGGGGGTGTACCGGGCCTACACGCCCGAGGAGGTGCAGCACCCGGCCGCACTTGAGCGGGTGCTCCAGACCATTCGGCGGCAGGACGCGCTGGACGCCGCGATCACGGCGCGGCGGGCGGTGATCGTGCGGTCGGCCCAGGACCTGCTGGGCAGGGTGGACGTGGAGAGCCGCGCGGACGTGCTGGGCCTGCTTGACCTGGCGCGTGTAGACCCCCGGGTGCTCATGGTCGTGGAGGGCCTGCGGGCGGCCGACGAAGAGCTACGCTCGGCGCTGCGGACAGGCAACCTGAACAAGCCTGCGCTTGAGGCCGCAGAGCGTGTGGTGTCGACGTTCCGGGAGCGGGTGGGGTCGGCCCCGGCGATGAAGGCACTGCTGGAAGCCCCGAACCCGACGATGGAGCAGATTGGTCGGGCCATTGAGGAGGCGCAGGCGGGCGGGGTGCGCGCGAGGGGACTCCGTGAGGCCGCCGACACGATCCGCCGTGAGGCCAACAACACCCTGACCGCGCGCTTCGGGGGGGAAGACCTCCCGCAGATGTTGGGCCAGTTCGACGTGTTTGAGCCCCGGCGAACCCCCGGGCTCGCAGTCGAGGAGGCCGAGCAGCTCCAGAATGCCTCGGACGCCATGGCCGAAGTCGCAATCGCCCACCTGTACCGCGAGTACGGACAGGTGAACGCGCGCATAGACTCCCTCCTAGAGCGTCTCGGCAAGCAGCCTGAGTTTGAGGCGGCGGCCGACCGGGTAGAGCGGGCCCGGGCGGCGATGGCAGAGCCGGCGGATCCGATGGACGGCAACGCGTATCAGGCGTGGGAGGAGCGGCTACCCGGTGCGAAGCGGCGGCTGGAGGCGGCCGAGGCGGACCTCCACCAGACCCTGGTCAACAACCAGCCCCTGCTCGACGAACTCGCGGAGGAGACGCGCAAGCTCGGGCGGGAGAGTCCGGGCGCCGTCGATGAGTACTTGGAGTGGGCGGGGAGGGATAACCGCCTGGTCCTGGACGCGGCCCGCAGGCAGGCCCTGTTCGACAACATGTCGCCCCAGGATCAGGCGTTGGCCCTCGAACGCGCCCGGTCGGGGAAGCCCGTGCGGAACGCCCCGGTGACCCCGGAGGTGTGGGAAGCGACCGAGTACATCGCGGGGATACTCCAGACGTACGCCCGGGACCTCCTGAGGCACCAGCTTCTGGACGCCGACGCCGACGACGTGGCACAGGTGATCCGGGGGATCGACGTGACGCGGCTGTTGCCCAGGATCCGCAAGACCGTGGATGCCCTCGACGCCCAGCGGCTGGCCGGGGAGTACCCCTTCCGGCTGCCCATTGGCGAGCCCGTCCCGATCAAGCTGCACAAGACTCGGCTGCCAGGCGATGCGGTGCAGGACGCCCGCGCAGAGGCGGCCCGGGAGACCCTGCGCCGGGACTCCACGGTTGGCGCGCCGGACCCCACGCTTGATGAGGCGAAGGAGTACAGCGCATTCCTGGACCGGGCGGGGGTCGAGCAGGCCGAACTGGAGGTCGAGGTCCTGCCGCTGCTCGAGGCGTTCCTGAAGGAGGCCGACACGGCCCTCACGCGGGCGGCCTTCGCCAACAACCTGCAGAAGCGGTACCCCCTCGGGGCGGAACTGGCCCGGCGCTACGGGCACAGGGGCGACGTCGCCGCGCAGGCCGAGGGCTACCGCCGTCTGCGCCCGGCCGCTGCGGCCCGGCTTCGGGGGCTGGAGGTGCCCGACGCGTGGGTGGACCGGGAGGCTGCAATCCACGGGCTCCTGGCGCAGGGTCTAACCGAGCAGCAGGTGATCAAAGAGTTGAATCTGGGCGGTGCAGCCCGGGACGCGAGGGTGGCCCGGGCCGGGATGCGGGTGGACGACGTGCACCAGGCGTGGGCGCAAAGTGGCCTGGACCGCCCGGTGTACCTCCCGCTGCCCGTGGCCGAGTACGTGGAGTGGTTCTACGGGGCAATCCCGGTCAAGCCAGGGACGCTCCAGGGGGTTGCGCGGGACACGTACGACGCGATCCACGCGTGGGCCAAGACGATGGTAACGGTGGGCCGCAGCATGTACGGGTACACCGCCGTCAACGTGGTCGGCAACGTCCTGTCGCAGGGCCAGGTGCTGCGGGAGGCGGCGCACCCGAAGTACGCCGTGATGGGCTTCATGGCCCAGAACCCCCTGAGCAAGAAGGCCAGCTTCAGCCTGGCGGGCCGCGAGGTGGAGGCCGTCGCACTGCGGCAGGAGATGATCGAGGACGGGGTGATCTCCGCGGCGCACCGGGCAGAGTTCCTGGCCGAGGCGGGACTGGAGGCGGTGCAAGGGGTGGCGGCGCACGGTGCAGTGGTGGAGGCGGGCGTTCGCGGGACCCCGATCCGACTGGACGGGGAGCGGGTGGTTCCGGAGATCGCGGCGGCGGCGCCCACGGTGCGGGCGCTTGCCGAGACGCTGCAGCGTGAGGTCCCGACCCTGCGGACGCGCGCGAAGGGTGGGATTGCGGGGGCGGTCGGCGGCCTGCTCATGGCGGGCCCGCCGGGGGCCGTGATGGGGGGACTGGGCGGGGTGGTCGGCGCAGGTGGTCTTGCCAGTGAGGCGGGCAAGCGGTCGCTGCGCGGGGCTCTCGAGGCGATGGTGCCCCACCCGGTCCAGGCAGTCCGTGCCGGGGTCAAGCCGTCCCTGCAGGGAGCCCTGACCCGCCTGACAGGCAGTGCCCTGGGTGCATTCCACGGGGCCCTGCTGGGTGGCCCGGGCGGCGCGGCTGCGGGGGCGGTTGTGGGTTTCTTCACGCTCCCCGGAACGCTGCGGCTCATGGGCGAGTTGAACGCCAGCGTGGAGAACATGGCCCGCGTGAGCACGTACCTCGCCGCACGGGACAAGGGGCTGACCCGGGACGGGGCGATCGAGGTGATGAACCGCGCCCTCCGGGACTACGGGGACATGACGCCTGTTGAGAAGTCCGTCCTGCGGCGGGTGTTCTACTTCTGGACGTGGTCGGCGGGTAACATCAAGCTCCAGGTATCGTGGGCCGCCGCACACCCCGGGCT